ATAGACAATCCCTGGCATTTCGTAACCAGCTTCCTCATACATCCCTTTAATCATTTCTTGTGCAGTTGGGTTCCAATCTGATACACTATCCCAGTTACCACTGATTGCCGTATCAAACTCCATATCCGAAAGGATGAGAACTTTGGTTGGCATCTCTGATACTGGAACATTGTGTTTTACTGCTTGGTCCAAGATTAACTTGAATGTTGCTTGTAAATCAGTATTCATTCCCCAGTCTGCTCTTTCCAGTTCACTTAACCTATCGGCTAATGAACCTTCAAGTAATTGTAGTTGTGGTCTCGAAGAGAATGTTATGAATGCGTTTTTAAAGACACCTTCATTTCTCTCTGAGATATACAGACCCAATGATGTTGAGACATCCATACAAGTAACGTTACCGTTACCTCCTACTGATGAAGTCATTGAACCTGAGGTATCAACTACTGGTAATACTCTTTCGTTTATACCTTCCATATAATTTGGTAAGGAGTCCCATTGTGCTTGTGCAACAACTTTTTCCCCACCATGACTAATGGATTTGGTGATATCGTAAGGGTATACTGCTCCAGAATTAATTGTTGTTGTACCCTCAATTAATCCTAGTTTATATGCTTGATATCTAGCACTTTTATCATGTTTCATAAAAGCTTTTTGATACCTTGACGATGCTAAGGATGGAAGTTTCGAATAATCGATACTATCCCAATCCTTTGCACACATCTTGGTTTCAACCACATTTGTAAGTTTTACTAATACCTTACGGTAAATTTTAGGAGATATTTTAAGGTATCTACGTATAATGTTAGCCTTGGCACCTTTTCTAGGCATCCATTTTGCACATAGACTATCCTTATTCTCCAATGCTGTCTTAATTAAATCTAAAGCAGAATCCCAACAATTCTGGGTTCCTACTAAAGTTAATACATCATCCCAACGTCCATATTCACTAATTAAATGAATATTTTTGTGTAATACTTCTCTGTGGTTGTCACATAACCATAATAGACAATCTCTGAAGATTTGTCTCTCACCAGCTCCACCACGGACATCACGTGCCCAAAAAATAATTCTAATTGTTGTGAGAGGGTCTTCATTAAAAGCTTTCGAAACCTTGGCGAAAAGTCTGTCTTTGCTCGTACCACGCATCGCTCCTATTTGAAAAAATAAGTTGACACAATGTTTAAGTGAGGATGAGTTTGTGGTCATCCCGTTCTCAGTCGTTGTGTCTCTTTGTTGTATGGCGTCGATTAAATTCATGGTTATATTTTTTTTAAACAGTATTATAAGTATGTAAAAGTCCGTAAAACTCCCGAACGTTCTTATATAATAACAAAAAAATTGGTTGTGTCAAGCCGCCAGTAGTACTTTTTTTAATTTTAATACAATCACCCAAATGGGCTTACCGTTTTTGATAATTTTTTCTTCTCGTTCTCTATCTTTAATCCACTTAACGAATGTTTTCCAGCTGGTATTAATTCTTCATTAATATGATTGCAATCTGCACATTGAAAAATAATCATAGGAGCAAACGTTGGTCTTTCCAGTTCCGCTACATCAGCGGTAAGTTTTTTTAGGATATGTCTTTGTTTGAATAATCCGGAACCACAGTTGTCACAAATAACATCTTGTAAGTCATCTGGATTAATATTTAATTCTTGTTCTTCTTCCATAGTATAATATTTTTAAACAAATGTAAGATGAGTATAGTAGTTAGTCAAATATTTATTATAAAAGATTGTAGCAAATAATGGAACTTATTATAAATAAAAATAACTACCCTTTGGAGTTGATGTTAACTGAGCCTCAAATAAGAAAAGGTATGATGGGGAGAAACAAACTAGATGGTGGTATGTTATTCGTATTCGATAATGTTTCTCCTAGAGCTTTTTGGATGAAGGACTGTGTGATACCTTTGGACATTATATATCTTACTAATGGTAAGGTAAACAAAATTTATAATTCATGTCCACCGTGTGAAAGAAGATTAACATGCCCTAATTATCCGGGTATTGGTGATTCTGTTCTGGAATTAAATGGGGGTACAGCAAAAAAAGAAAATATTCAAAAAGGAGACAGATTAGGCTTTAAATCTTAATTCCTTATTCTCGTGTCTTTATATACTCTAAAATAGTTTGTGACATCTGTTCATCAAAAAACTCTGAGTCTAATTCAGCAACTATTTTATTGGTGTTATCACTCTCTTCAGTATCAAAATATATCATATACTTAGGAGTCCCAAACATAGTTTCATATTCTAAAACTAACTGACCTTCTTTATAAGGAATATTTTTTATAATATTATTCTCCTCACTTGATTCTAACTCTATCTCTTCAGTTTCAGGACTATCATCCTTATCTCTCATTTCTTTCCATTTATCATCATAGAAATATTCAGGATTGCCTCCTGGAGTATCTTTACCAGCATCTTCTTTAATTATTCTTTTTACTAATTTTTGTATTTGTATTGGGGAGATGTTTATCTTTCTTTTCATTGTTTAGTGATTTCTTTAAGTTTTTCTACCATAGCATTTTGAATCCATTTCACCATTCCAACATATTTTGTTTGTTGTCCTGGTTTCTTTTTATACGGTTTGTCAAAATCTCTTGTTGCTCTACTAAAAAAGTTCAATCCACTTATATTAGTTATACATTTATGTCCTCCACTGTTAGATTGTACAACATCCCATATAGATACAGTTATCCTATCTAATATATTTTTTTGTTTTTCACTTAGTTTTGCCCAAGGTGTATCTATAATATTAATTGTCATATCATAATAAGGAGAACCTTCAGAAGGCATATTATGTAAATGGTCTTTATATAATGCAAATAAATCAGATGTTTTAAACCCTATACTTTCTTCTTCTGCTTTTGTTTCACCAATACGTTTTATAACCGAAATAGGTACCTGATGTCTTTGTAACCCCGGTTTAATGGTCTCTAACACTTCTTGGGCTACATCACCTAGGTTTACCCCTTTAATAGCTCTGTCTTCTTTAAATGGATTACAAGAAGCTTGTACTAATCCCATAGGCCAAGCTATAACTAAAAAATCAGCGTCCGGATATAATTTAAATGGTATATATCTATCATAAGAACCTGGTTTAAACATATTTCCACCTCCATATTGTGAAATTATACCATCCTCATAAGTTACATTTTCTGATTTAGATTGTGCTTGCACGTATTTTTCTTGGTGTACTTGCATTTCCTCTGGAGTTGCAAATCCTCTCTCCTTCGCTATCCTTCTAATGTTATTATAAATGTTCAAAATAGAAGGTTGTGATGTCATTACTAACTCTTCTAAAAACCCTGGTTTATTTTTATAAGCTAATAATAGTTTATTTGTTAATAATGCTAACATTTGTTTGTTCCTGGGTACACCACTTTCTTTATCTAAGTCGTATAAATAATTCATTACCTCCTCAGGTTTAATCCCATACTTTGCATAATCCGCACTATCCATGGTAGAAATCATCCTAATATCCTCATTAGGGAAGATATCTTGTGGACTTACTATTTGAGATACCGTCTCAACATTTGACCTTGCTCCTCTAAATTGTGTAGAAGTCTCATCCTCTACCCCAGTTTGACTGTCATGGTGGTCAGTATGTACTATCATTTGTGGTTTTCCATGGGCAAAATCTACCAGTACTGGCATCACATCACCTCTAGCTTTATCTATTAATGGTTTCTGTACAGAAAATTCCTTATCACCGTATTGGATAACATGACTACCTATTACTTTTATACCATAAGACTCCAAATAATTTTTCATTGCTAAAGCAGTAGTCACACCGTCTGTGTCTTGGTGAAAGTATATCTCTGCTTTAGGATATCTTTCAGCTAAAGCTTTAATGTTACGTATTCCGCTTTCTTTTAGTAATATTTGTGATAGTGTGTTAACTAATTCCATATTTTATAAATATCTTTAATAGGTGCAATTAGAAAATAGTTCAGCTTCTTTATCTCTTCTAGTATAATTGTCTGCCCAAGTACCGTCTTTTTTTCTTCGTTGGGGTGGGTTCCAAGTTTTAATCGCGGAAGAAGCTTCTGTCCAATTTCCTTTCTTTACATCTTGTATCCAAGGACTCATTCTAACATTTTGACACCCAGAATTAAATACTAAAGACACCATCGCATCGTACATACACTGGTCAATTTTACCACCTTCCAATTCATCACCAGTCCACGCATTAATAATTCTATTTACACACCCTACAGCCTCTGCTAAATCATTCTTTAGTAATTTTAAAGCGGTTTCTTTTGTGATTGTATTACCTTCATAAGCTTCTTTACCTGTGTGGCCATAACCTATAGTTAAAGTACCACCAGGGTTACCTTTCTTATACCTACTACTAACATATTCTATGGGTGGGTCATTATAATATGCATCGTCATAAGTATACAGAACTGGTTCTCCTCCTACACCTTCGTCTTTTGAGATGAATGTGGTCAATTCATCAGAAGCTGTTTCAGGAGTAACAAAATACTCTTCTGTTTGTTCTACAAGGTATCTTAGTTGATTTATTAATTTCATACCTATAAATACCTACTTAATTACTATTGATTGGGGTTGGTTTTGACGTGTTGGATGGCTCTATCTAAATACCATGCGGCTTTTTCTAAGTCTTCTAAAGTTTCATTCTTCTTACCTGCACGTGATATATATTTAATTACATTACCTAATGAAAAATTTAAGTTCCATGCTTCTATAACCTTTATAGCCTCGTAGGTATTCTCTGCTCCTCCATAATGTGGGGGATGATTTACCATTTCTTTCTTGGTGGTCACTCTAAGTATTTTTTATATTTTTCTTTACAGTTTTAGTAACTAAAGGGTCTTCTTCCTCCCCTTCACTCATATTTCCTGTCACCATTTCTAAAGCTCCCTTATGTTCTTCTTCTAACTTTTCTATTAAAGTTAACACTTTTTCTTGTAAGTCATTTGTCTTCATAACATCAGATTTAAGTACACTTATTAGTTCTACTTTTGTCTCGAAATCTCCTGGTAATACTAATACTTTATACCCAAAATCTTTCATTAACTGATTGGCGAACATTCTTAATTCTTCTGATGGGGGAACCCTCAACATCTGTATAACGAGAATAGGTTCATACTTCTCCTCCAATAAATTCTCTAAATTTTTTAATATTTTTTTACTATCCATAATTTTTTTTTATTGATTAAATTTAAATATCACCTACATCAAAGTAAATATAAAATATTTTCTCTTTTATTGTGTACGATTCATTATTTTTATTATATTTGTAGGTATACAGTAATTATAACTAATATGAGTTTAAAAACTATTATTAAAAATAATGAAAAACAAGATAAGTAGGATTTTTAAAACAAATTCTACTAAAAAACGAGTTGATGAACTTTTGTCACAAAAATCTCAGGTTGAAAGAGAGTTAGAGAAGATACGAAAAGAATGTAAGCACAAAGACAAAGTTATAAAACAAATCAATACTGGTAGTGGTTTTTCCTTCCAGGTACGTTGGGTATGTGAAGACTGTAGTCTCCCTGTTGGGTGGCCTTCAAAAGAGGAAATAGAAAAATTTTTAAGAAACTAATAAAAAATATGTTAAAAGTAGAAG